AAGACTTCAGCAGGATTACCATTGGTAAGAATAATTTTGCCCGGCCTTACTTCAGGTTTAGCCCCGCGAGGTAGGCGTGTAGCGTCCATCGCCATCATTGGGTGGACTGTTAATGCCAGTGCATCAATTCTAGCCCTTAGCTCTGCGTCCAATGCCTTCTGTGAGTTGTAACCTTTCTCACATACGCCACGACCCCAGAACCTAGAGGGTACGATGTCCCAAGGAAACGCCACAACAGGACGGTCTTGCATCATGTACGGGTTCTTCTCCGCTTTCAGCAGAGTACCACCGTTAGCTATGACTACGATTGCTTCAACATAGAAGCCTTCTTCTTCCTCGCTGTCTACTAGCTCTTCAATCTCCTCATACTCTTCGTCATTTTCCAGTAAGTATCGCGGGACAAGGCCGTAATACTTGGTGAGACGAGTCTTATCGGTAGGTTGCGTGGTAAGTTCGTGGTCAGGATCTAAGTCTGTATCAGGATACGCAAAGTTAAAGGGTACATTCTTGTATACCCCCTGCTCTTGGAGCTGTTCTATAGCGTGTGGTGAGACAAATTCATCAATGGCTACCCCTAATGCGCTGTCTACGTCTACGGCAACAGGGTCAATCAAGAAGTTTTGAGGTAAAACAGGTCGTAACTTAACGACTGTGCGGTCTGAGATGTTTACGCCTACCGCTTGAAGCTGCCCATCCATAATAGGTTGGGTAGCAGGTTTCATCTCTTTGACTTCTTCTAGGACAATCTCGGCTATACCTGTACCAAAGACGGCTGAGTTGATTAAACACTCAGCCACACCCTTGCGAATCTTGTCAGCCTTGAAGTCTTCCAAGAGCTTTTCGCGAAGGTAAACTACGTCTTGGTTCTCTTGGTCAGAGATGTCGTCCTTCATATCAAAGAACCTGCCACGACCAAATGTAGCTTCTTCAATCTCTGCGACTGATGACTCTACGGCCTGTTGAAGGGCAGGGGATATTATTTGTGATCGTTCAGACTCGCGGTTACGATCTTCGCTAGAGTAGATGCCACGCCACAGACGGTAGTATTCATCAAACTTCTTCTCGTAGTTAGTATCGTAATGGTCACGCCAAGCGCGGCATTTCTCCATTACCCAAGACTCAAGAGTCTCTTCTATGCCAAACTGATCTTCGTTTGATTCGAGCATCTTAATATCCCGCTACTGAGTCGATTACGTCAAACTCATCTATTTCAAAGTCGTATGAGTAAGACACCTTAGCCAGTTGGTCTACATAGGCTAAAGCGTCTACCATGTCATCGTGGGTTAGGACATCAGGGAATTGGAAGATTTCATCCATGAATTGGATGTTCCATTCTCCCTTGTTGAGGTTGCAGATTCCGTTCTCGAATCTACCCTGTAACGCCCACATTACCCTGTCAGTTTTCTTTTTGTTCCCGTGAGTCAGTTCCTCAACGCGAAAGAAGTTCTGGTACTTTTTCATCAGGTCAGTCAGTGGCGACATCACAGCCTGTCGGGCAATTCCTTTCTCAATGCCGACTGATATGGGCTGATAGTCTCTAACTATCTGGAATATCTTCTCCGCAGTGGCGTTTAATTCCCACCTACCGCAGATAATGTCCTTGACCCACCATCCATATTCGCCCACTTTTACCACGGCGATAGCGGTATTGTCAAGTTTTTTGTTTTTAGATTTGGCTTTTCCTACCTCTTCAAAGCCCGCGAGGTCAATGGCAACGTAGTAATCCCCAGTATCAGGCTCTTCGTCATCGAACCTAACCCACTCTTCTTTAAACATCTCAGAGCCGCGCGCTTCAAAAGACGCCATAAACTCCTGACGAAACGCGAAGGATGACATGGATTGCTTGGCTGCATCGATCTCTTCTTTGTCTAGTAAGTCATTGTCGTAGCTTGTGTAGTGCCATGCTTTATAGGTGGGGTCTTCGCCTAAACTGGCTTGCTTGTAGAGTTCATAGAAATGATTTCTACCCATTGGTGTCCCGATAAATAAGGCATCGCCTTTCAAGTCTGTCAACGCAGGTCGTAGTATTAGCTCCCATACATCGGGCTTCATGTCTGCGTATTCATCCAAGACAAGAAACTTGAGACTTACGCCGCGCATTGTCTCAGGTCTGTCCGCGCCCTTCAAGCTGATAGTTGTGCCGTTGACTAATCTGACCTGCATATTGTTTACATGGGAGTTCTCTATCACGGGTTGCCCTATCTCCAATAGGAGATTCCACATAATATCCCGTGCTTGACCCTGTGTGGGGGCTACATAGAACACCTGCCCTTGATCTGACTTCAAAGCGTTGACTAGCAAAAGATAAGCCGCAAGACGAGATTTGCCCGTCCTACGACCCGCAGCAACCACCTTGAAACGCGTAGGGTCGTTCCAGACTTTCTTCTGCCACTCTAAGAGACTGATATCTAGGTTCATCTACTTCTCGCGGTTTTGGTTGCAATCTTCTTGGGTTGTTTGGAAAACTGCTTACCCTTGGCTGTGTCAGCCTTCTTCTTCCGCGAGGTAGCGGCATATTCCTTGGACGACAGAGAATCTCTAGCCTTCTTTGGAAGATACCTTTCCCCAGTAGCTTTCTTGCCCTGAGTTGATGGCTTGCCAGACTTAGTACCCCAATCCTCCTTACCCCATTTGGATAAGGATTTCTGACCACTGGTCTTGCCGCCAGAGTACCCGCCACCCTTGGACTTGTACTCTTGTGCTACAAGTTGGGCTTTACGGGCTGACCATTGACCTGCTTTGCCGCCCTTCGTTCCCGCCATCACTTTCTTCTTGATGCCTTCGCGAAGGGACGGTTTAGTGTAGGCCATTACTTCTTCCGAGTAGTTCGCGTAGTACGGGCAGGGGCTTTGGTTGCCATCTTTTTCTTGGCTTTCTTAGCTGCTGTCATTCCCGCAGGGGTGTAGGGGTATTTCTTTCCGTTTACATTAGGCATTGTATTCTCCGGTTCGTATCATATTAGTAATGGTTATAGCGCGCTGTCCTACCTGCTCTGCCCAGTTAGAGTCCAAGAACTCCACCGAGGCTGCTTCGTAGTTAGAAAGAGACATCTCCCTAAGAGCGTCTCTAAAGCCGCGAAGACGGCTCATACCAAGGTTGAAGCACATATCCATCATAGCGTCTTGGCGTACCGAGTCCAAGTGGGTAAACCAATCAAAGGCTTTGGTTAGCTCCTGCTCGCAGCGCCGGATGTCATTCGCGAGGAGATAGTAGACTTCATCCTCTGACAAGCCCATAGATTCTAGGTTACGCCCAACGCCTATGGTTATGTCTCCGGCCGTGCATTCGTAAGGCTTTAGCCGCAAGCCCTCGTGTTTAATTAGCAGGTCTTCAATCCTCATGGAAGTCGCCCTCTATAATCTCTGGCTCAACCACGGTGTCCGTGACCCCTGATATAGTTATATTGACCGTAGGCTTACCGCCTAGCTTGTCCTTATCAAACGAGCTGACAGGCAGTATACGATCTACAATCAGTTTCCACGCAGCAGATTGATTCTTATGGTCGTCATCTTGAGCAGCTCGGAAGATAGACTCTAGCACAGCATTGGTATCCCTCCTCGCGAGGAATCTCTGCTTCATCTCAGCCATAACCGAATGGTCACCCTTGGGTCTACCAATAGGACGGTTCTTTGGCTTTGCTATCTCCGACTTACGGGGACGACCACGCTTTCTCTTTACTGGTGCATTGTCTTCAACCACAACATAGAAGCTCTTTGGGAATTAATATTTGGCGTATTAAACCATTAAATCGTCAGATTCGCCAACCCTTGTATTCGTGCGGGTTTGAGAGGGATGTTTTTTGGCTCTTTTTTTTAATTTGACCTGCTGCAAATTTGGGGTGGAACTAACACAATCACGCGCGCGCTGTCCCCCCTCCCCGTCCCCTCGAGAGACCCCGTCGGTTTATACGCGAGCGCGAGCATTTAACGCGCGAGATAGTAAAGCGATTGGTTTATTAAAGGGATTGGTTTAGTAAGTGCGAGGGGGTGAATGGCAGCCCCTTAGCCCATCCCTATTCGATCCCTGTACGCGCATAGTAGAAGCAAGATCCCACACTGTTACCGGTAACACATTCACGGTAACACGGTAACACTTTGCGGTAACACAGTAACACTCTCAACACTGTATACATACACAGTACATTGGCTGCACCCCTTGTATTCATTGGACTTTAAAAACTTGGCACGCCTTCTGCATTGTATTATACGACAACGTAA